CAGTAGATGGTAGCGTCAGTTCCTGTATTGGAATATCAATTTTTGGTAATGCCATTATGTATTTCTCCTATTATATAATTTTGTTTAGAAACTCGGTGTAATTTTGGGTGGTTAACCACCGGGTGGTTTGGGTGGTTTAGGTTCTGAAACACCTTTGCCCGAGTCTCCAAAGAAAGCATCAATGTTGTTATATGAATTACGAACACGACTTAGTTTGTTAATTGCATCTTGGATGCTTGTTGGTTTACCCGAACTTAATGTTGATTTAGTAACATCTACGAAGTTAGCTAAATCAGATAGTGTGTCAAGTAATCCGCCTTGTAATCTGTTTGATGGGTTGCCTAGGCGATCGCCAGAGTAATGTATTCTGTCATACGCAAAGGTTACATCTATAGTTAAAAATTGGTCGTTTAGTGCCCAGTCCATTCCCATGTCTGAAACTTGATATGGCCAAGCGTTATCTAATACAACTTCATAGTACTTATCGTTTTTACCGACGCTTTCAGTAGAGTAATGTTTAATAGACATTCTACATCCATATTCGTCTTTATAACCAAGTTCGTATGGTAACATACCAATTCCACCGTCTTCGAAGTCTGCAACTGCTCCATAAGCACCAGTCTTAGTACTATAATTCATTACTCTTTGAATCCAATTATGGAAGAACGAAAGCATTTCGTGATTACTATCAATCATAAAGGTTGCATTTATAGGTGCACCAGTCATACTAAGAGGAAATGTTGTTGGTAGTTGAGCAACGTTTGTCATTGAACCTGTCTCAACACCAATACCTGGAAAGTTAACTCTATTACAGAAAAACGAAAATTCAGTAGAAGGATCAATAGCAGAATTAGTTTCTTGATATTTAGCTATAGTTACTTCGAATAGATTAGCCTTGGCAGGACCACCATACTTATCCATCGTTGATTTAAATTTGCTAATACTAAATGACATGTTTTATCCCTGTATCGTTTTTCTTGAGTCAGCATAAACTTTCTGTTTATTAGCTCCCTCAAACCTGGCCAACGGTAAGAATAACGCGATATCCCATTCTGTTGGATTAATATAAACAAACTTTGATTGCATCTGTTTATTTAAATACATTTTTAATGCTGGCTTAAAGAAACGAAATCTTGCAGCACTCTGCAATAATTCATAACTAACTTTTAATTTTGTTGTCTCATCAAATGTTTTATTAGATGTGACTGTATATAATGCGTCCATTAATTGGCCGCGCATCAATGGTGGTAAATAGTGAAAGTTAATTCCTAGAAAACCACCCTTAACCTTATTTATTGGGAAAATCAGCGGGAATCTATCATAATATGGTAATGTAGCTTTATGCTTAGGATTGTACGCAAATGTGTACATATCACCAGGTTCCATATTACTAACTAATCTGCCACGTTCTTGTGAAGCTGTACTAATCATAGCAGCTCCAGAAACACCAGAAGAACCAGTACCAGTTTTAGTTACTGCCTTTGCAGCATTACGATACCATGTTCGAGCTGTTGTAGAACGAGCTGGTACTTCTCCTTTTCTAATACCTTTTGCAAGTATATCAGAAAATACAGATACTCCTTTTGATTTGCCTTTAGCAACTCTTTCTGCTTCTTCGAAAAGACTTTTATATTCTATTGCCATTTATCTGCCTGCTATTCCATCTTTCTCTGTCATTATAACGAAGCTCCAACCACGGTCAGCACAATAGGATCGAGCTGCTTTCCATTTAGCGCTGTTAATACCATAATTCTTAACCTCGTTTAGATATCTTCTTGATACCCTACCTGTTGGTGTTTTATTCTTATTCGATGGATTAGGTGGTAAAGTCTGCCCATACGGTTTAATTTCTATCATGATTGTTTGTGTTTTACCATGCCCATCATGTTTATGGACAACCACATCTGGGAAGTATCTATGCATCCTTCCATCTATTGGTGACCTATATGGAACAATTACTTCTTCAGATTGCCACCATATTACATCTTTATGCTTATCTAACCAAGAAAAAACGTTTCTTTCCCACCAAGACCGATAAATAATCCTAGTAGGATCACCTTTATATTTCTGCGGGCGGCTTGGTTTAAACTTACCTTTATATGCCATAACTAATTTGTCAATCCTGTATAAATAATCTATAATGTCCAATTACTATTTATTACAACGAGATAACTATGGCTGGAAGTAACTATGAGTTCTAGACCTGAAATAATTAAGAACAGAAGAAAAAACGCTGGTAAGGCTTTAAGTGGGAACTATTTGTCTTTCCCGTCTAAGCCTATGCCTCACGGTCTATTACTACAATTTGCTGACTACGATTACAATAAGTACATTGCTAGTATTAACTCTGAAGGTAAAGGTGCAGACGTAAAATTTACACAGAACGAAAATTTAGGTCTTATACAGTCCCTTTCGTCTACTGCAGAAATCTCAGATCATTCAGCACTTGAATTACCTTTTCCAAGAGCACTATCAGATTCTCAAGGTATTAGAGTACAAAGTTTTGAAAGAGATTTTTTATATGAACGCGTAGCTTCTGGTTTATCCAGTTTAGCAGGAGATTCTAGCTCAGCCTTTTTGGGAAATATGAAGGAGGCAATTGGAGGTGCTTTAGATTCAGTTAAAACTGGAAGTAAAGACTTCTTTAATGATCCAATGGCTGCAATTACTGCAGGCCTTGAAAAGATGGGTGGTATCGAAGCTAATAAAGCAACAGCGATCGCTAGTTACTTAGGACGTAATATTATTGGTGGTGATTTATCTAGAACACTTGGTGTAATAAATCAAAGAGTAGTTAATCCACAAGAGACATTAAGTTTTACTGGTGTAGATTTAAAGAACTATACATTTAGTTGGGATTTATTTCCTTCTAATAAAGCTGACACAGAACAAATACGAAAAATCGTTCAATTCTTAAAGAATAAGTCATTACCCGAAACAGAAGGAGTTGAAAATGTTCCATCTCTGGGTAGAGCATTCTTAAAATATCCTAGTATTGTTACTCTAAACTTATTAGGCGTACAAGAGTCACACTTCCAACAGTTTAAAAGATGTATGATTAGTAATGTTACTGTTGATTACGGTGGAGGGGGTGGTATGCCGCAAATTATTAAAGGTGGTGTTCCTGCTGCAGTTACATTAAGCATATCATTCAGCGAAGTACAAATACATACTCGCGATGATTATCCATTAGACGGCGGAGCAAAAACAGGCGGAGCAAAACAATAATGAAATATTTTGAAAACTTCCCAATTATAGAATATGAAGGCCGCAGAATAAGAGATATATCACGCCGAAGTAGTTTTGTTCGTGCATTAAGTAATAATCCATATATCTATTATCCTTATACAGTTTCAGAAGGAGAACGTGCTGAAGAGGTAGCTCACTTCTATTATGGGTCAGTTGATTATGTCTGGCTTGTTTATATGGCAAATAACATAATTGATCCATACCATGAATGGCCAATGGATCCACAAACATTCAACGATTATATAGTTGAAAAATACACAGAAGAATCTGGTGAAGTTGGAGAAGACGTGATTGATTGGACACGAGATCCAGGCAATGACGATAACATCATTTTCTATGTGAAAAAGGTATAACAAATGGCAGCAGTAGACGAAATTCTTTTAGCGCCCGAATCGTTTCGTACGATCTATCTTCGTAGAGAAGACAGAGTCATTATGAGAACAGAGCTAGGGCAGAAAATTATTATTAAACGAATCATTCCCGAAGAATGGGAACCATACCGTATTTTTGAGTACGAAGAAACACTTAACGATAATAAGAAAGAAATATACTTATTTGATAAAGACTTTCTACCTCAAATTACAAAAGAATTCGTTAATACAATTAGTGAATAAAATATATGGCTAATGAAGCTTTTAATCCATCGCGATGCGAAATAAAAACCGCAAAGTTGATACCATACGACGGCGAAAATAAGCGTGAGTATGATGTATCACTTATGATTGGTAATTTCCGTATGAGCCAAAGCATTGAACAACTTTCTTTAAATGGTAGTATAGATATTTTAGATAATGTTGGTCTATTGCAGAACGCTCCACTACGCGGTGAAGAAGTATTAAGATTAACTATGTACTGTTATGACTTGCAAACAGAAGTTAGTTTAGAATGTCAAATTTATAAAATTGATGGTGTCGAACCAACTCCTGATACAAAGGGTGCTAGTTACACACTCCATTGGATCTCAAAAGCAAGTTATGAAGCAGGTAAAAGAAGTGTTATTAGATCATACGCTAATAAAAAAGCTTCAACAATAGTACAAGACATTTTTAATAACTATTACGGCCCTGATAAAAATTTAAATAAAGCTTCACCACAGATATTTTTTAATATCACACCAAGTACTGCATCAGAAGGCGAAGTATTACCCGAAAATACAAAAGTTTTCAGTTTAAAATCAGACAAAGGTCGTAAAGTTTATATCGAAGAGTCGGATAATAACATGACTGTTACTATACCTGACTATATGCCAACAGAAGCAATTGGTTTTGTTGCTCGTAGAGCGTTTGGATCTAGTAGATCTAAATCATCTTTATTTAGATTCTTTGAAACATACAAAGGATTTTATTTTGTAAGTGATGAATGGTTATATGCTTACGGACGCGCGAATAAACCAAAGGCACTAACCTATAATCCTTTTGTTGAACTAGACGGTGCTGCACCTAGAGAACAAATAGAAACATTAAGCAATTTTGTGCAAGGCCAACGTGTTAATGTTGGAGCAGAATTAGCAGGTGGTGCTTATTCAAATACTGTAATGGAAGTTGATATCTTAAAAAGAACAGCAAAGAGATTTAATTACCATTATAAAGATTATTACAAAGAATTTAAAGATGTTGGTGGTAAGACTGCGTCGTTAGGATCAGATATTCATACAGAAAAATTCATGACTGACACATTTACAAAAGAAAATGCAAAGCAGTGGATGATTATTAGAGAATATACTGATAGAAATTTAGTAGGAGCATTTAGGCCTGAAACTAATTTTAGAGATTTAGCAGCTAAAAGAAATATGTTTGCTTTCCACGCAGCTGCAACACAAATAAGTGCTGTAACTACAGGACGCTTAGATCTTCAAGCTGGTGATATTGTTAAATTAAATATTAAAGAAATGACAGCTGGTAATCAATCACAAAATAATAAACAATTGAGTGGAAGGTATTTAATAATAGCTATTGAAAATAATATTGGTGATGGGGAATTACAAACTGCAATGCGCTTATATAAATTTGGGTGGAGTGATGCAGCAAGTGATACCAAGGGAGGAGTATAGTAATGAGTAGAGGAATGGGAATATCAAATCCGATGTGGTTTGTTGGTGTGGTTGAAAATAATGATGATCCAACAAAACAAGGCCGTGTTCAAGTTCGCGCATTTGGTGTACACGGTGAAAATACAGATGAAGAAATTCCTACTGCAGCACTACCTTGGG